CGACGCGGAGTTGTAATTATGGAAAACATGAACATCACATCAGCGCAATATGTTAATTATCGCGGGGCAAATACATCTATTCGCTCGACTATTGATGGTGAAGAGATGCACGTCCCCCTCGCCCCCGGCAACCGCCACTACGACGAAATCATGCGACAGGTCGCAGCCGGTACGCTGACCATTGCGGATGCTGACTGATGCCAGAGGAGCAGAAAGTTCTGATTGACGTAGCCGCTGGCAGCGGGACTTTCGCTGCGTGGATAGGTATGGCCCCGGACTTTGTCGCGGTGCTGACCGGCGTCTGGGTTGTCATTCGTATCATCGAGACTGAGACTGTCCGCAAGCTGATGGGGCGCGACTGATGTGGAGCCTGCGGTCGCGTTTGTGCTTTACGTCTTCCTCGGCACTGGCGAGGACAGGCGCAAGGTCAGCGACGACCTAGCCTTTCGGGATTTGAATGAGTGCGTCTGGTACGCGCAGACGCTTCATAAACAGGGCAGCCAGATCACGGCATACTGCCTGCCGCAGATGGCCCCACCAACGCGAAAGGTTTACTGATGATCCCGGTCCCGATGATTGATCTAATACAGATCGGCATGTTGATCGCGATCCTTGTCGTTGTGACGAGGCGCTGATGCTTGCGGAAATCGCCGCAGCCAACGCGGCCTTCGGAATTTTGAAGACTGCCATATCCAATGGCAAGGAGATCGCTGATGCCGCGTCGGCGGTCGCGCAGTTTGTTGGCGCAAAGGAAAGCCTGCAACGCAAGGCGCAGAAGAAGGGCGGCGGGTCCGACCTCGAAGAATTTCTGGCTCTGGAAAAAATCCGGCAGCAAGAAGACGAGTTGAAGCAGATCATGATCTACGCCGGCAGGCCGGGGCTGTGGCACGACTGGCAAAAGTTTCAGGCAAAGGCAAGGGTGGCCAGACGCGAGGCCGAGGTGGCTGCTATGGAAAAGCGTCGCAAGATCATAGACGCTGCGATCATTGCCGCGTTCATCGTCGGCTGTCTGGCGGTCCTGACCGGGCTGGTTCTGCTGGTCCTGCACGAACAGGGAAGACTGTGACCAAATCCGCAACCACGACCGGGCTAATCGGGGAGTATATCACAGCGGCTGCAATTCTCGGCCTCGGCTGGCGCGTTTCCCCGGCGCAGCAGGACAGCGTCGACCTTGTGGCGTGGAATGGCGACGGCGTGTTCATGCGGGTGCAGGTGAAGTCGGGCCACCTACGCACACGGGAGACGCGGCGCAACGCCTATCAGTTTCAGAACGGGTCGGGCCGTCTAAAGAAGCACCTGCCAACGCTGGCGCACTTCGACATCCTCGCACATTGCGCCATCGAGCAGCGGAAGGTACATTTTCAGGCGGCGTGCTGCGTCAATCAATTAAGCCAGCGGCGACAGCCGGGATTTTTCGAGACGCCCGATCTGGAGCTAGATAGCTGGGAAAAGGCGTATCAAATAATTATGGAGACGCGCGATGGATAAACTGATCAAGATGCTGCGACATCATGAGGGTGTCAGGCACAAGCCATACAAGGACACGGTGGGCAAGCTGACCATCGGCGTCGGTCGCAACCTCGATGACAACGGCCTGAGCGACGACGAGATCGACTACCTGCTACAAAACGATATCAACCGCTGCATGTCCGAGGCGATGACCTATGACTGGTTCAAGGATCTAAACGACGCGCGCCGTGCGGTGGTGTTGAGCTTGCTATTTAATCTGGGCAAGCCGCGCTACGACAAGTTCGTCAAGCACCACGAGGCGATGGCAGACGGCCACATGCTGATCGCCAGCAAGGAATTGCTCGACAGCCGCTGGGCCAAGCAGGTCGGGCGGCGCGCTAATGAGATGGCCAAGCAATTAGAGACAGGAGAATGGCAATAATGTTTGCAGTATTGGCAAAGATCCTCGGAAGCAAGGATGTCATCCAACAGGGCATGAGCCTGATTGATGATATGGTTGTGACGACCGAGGAAGAGATCGCGGCAAAGAGCCGGGCGAAGACAGATCTGCTGGCGGCTTACCAGCCATTCAAGTTGGCGCAGCGGTACATCGCGCTGATGTTCACGGCGATGTTCCTGTTCATTATGGCCAACGGCGTGGTCGGCGCGCTGTATGGCGTGATCGATATGGCCAACGTCGAAGCGGCCAAAGACTTTGCGTCGTCGATGTGGCTGGGCGAGATCATGCTTGGCATCGTCGGCTTCTACTTTGGCGGCGGCTTGGCGTCCAGCATCAAGGAAAAGAAATAAAAAAAGAGGCGCAGGTTGCCCCGCGCCCCTTTTGAAAACACTGTCGTGTCTCCGTAGCAATTCAATATATGGGGATTTTGTGGCGGCGCGTCAATAAAAAAAGGCCCGACGGTTTCAAGCCGCCGGGCCAGTTTCGGAGGAACGCGGGATAACGCTCCCGCAGGCGATCACTCAAAAGGATCGTAACTCTCGGCGACCTCCTCGTCAACCTCGCCCGATCCCTCGCACAGGCGGCACCCCATCTGCGCCTCGTCGATGTAGCCACCGCGCCAGTCTCCCGGCGCGGCGACCCTCACCTCGTACCACGCGACGCCCTTCCCGTCGCACTCAGGGCAGGTGGTCATCGCACTAACTCAATCGCGCGGTGCGTATACTTGTCGCGCTTAATTGCGCCACGCTTGTGAAGCTGCTCCAGCAGCGCGTGCGCCGCAGTCTTGGAGCGCCCCGTTGCGTCAGCCACCTCCTTGACGCTCGGCGCGTATCCATAGCGCCTGATGTGCCGGGAGATATAGGCCAGCACGGTGGCCTGCTTCTCGGTGAGCGATGTCACGTCATGCCTCCTTTACGGTCAGGGTTTTGGCGCGCACCTGCCGGGCAGGCTTGGCCGGCGGCGCAGGCTTGGCTGGCTGCGCCTTGTAGTTACGCATCGGCCACTTGATGTAGTAGGTCGAGCCGTCAACGTGGACCTGCCCCTCCTCGTGATTGCCGAGCATCTCTTTCAGCATCGTCTCCGCCTCGTCGATCTCAGCCTCGGCTGCGCGCTTCTGGTCACGCGCCGCAATCAGGATGCTCGCCCAGTGGTCGGCATCCGCGACGCCGTTCAGGTCAAGCGCCGGGGCACCGCTATCGACCCTGCCCCACGCCACGTTTGCGTCGTCGGACGACAGCGGCGGATACCAGTCGACGTCGCGCTTGCGGCGCTCGAAGTCATGCACCGCGTCCTCGATCTGCGCCTGCATGTCCGGGTCTTGCCGGTACAGGAAGATGCGAAGTTCCGAGCCGCGATAGAGGACGCACACAGCGCCCCACGAGGTGTCGGTGACCATCATCTGCGCCTGTAGCTGCCACGGCCCCCTGTGCGGCGCAGGCGCGTCCTCTGGGGCTGCGCTGGTGTTCTTGGCCTCTAGGCATCCGAGGCGGCCCTTGGTGTCCACCACGCCGCCCTGCGGGACGTAGATGCCCATCTCCGGGTTATGCTCGAACAGGACGCTGCCACGCCCGCGTCCGTCGAGCGAACACGAGAGCGGCAGGTCCGGGTGGAAATACGGCTCGTTGATGTCGACGTTGACATCGTCAAGGTCGAGCCGGTACGCGGCTTCCCGCAGGATCGTGGGTTCGAGCAGGTCGCCGAAGCGCATCGCCTCGTTCTGCGCGAACCGCTCAGGCGGGTTGCCTGCGGCTGCTTCGATTGCCTCGCTGAGCAATTCGTTCGGCGTCTTGTATGGCGACAGGCCCATCAGGGCGGGGATTTTGCTGGCGCTCATCATGTCGTCGGGTGTCAGTTTGCCTACCATTGTCTTTCTCCTCTCAGTCGATGATGCGCCCGGCCACGACAGCCGGGCGCTTGGGTTTAGTCGGCGAGATGTTCGCGATAGCGGGCGTTGAAGTCGTCTTCCTCCACCCAGCGAGAGACGACGTTGACGTACCCGCCCGGACCGCGTGCGCCGCCTACGGTGTCAAGCAGCCCCATACTCCTCAGCGCCCACAGGTGCTGCGCCACCGTCCCGACAGTGGCGTTCACCCCTCGGCCTTTAAGGGCGTGCCACACGTCCGAGGTGCGGAAGGGCTTCTGCGTTTTGCCATACAAACCCTTTGCGGCAGCATACACCTCAAAGGCGTTCGTGTGCTTTTGATAGGACGGTCCGTCCTTCTCGACCTTGGCCTTTGGCGGCACACTTGCGGGGCCACACTTGCCGGCCGCCGCCTCGTAAAAATCTTGCGGGCTTCCAGCGCTCAAAAGCACTGCGCCATCGGGCAGGCTGTTAATCAGGTCCGCCACTTCACTGACTGGGACGGAAATGGTGATGTTAAGTTTGCTCATGAGTAACCTCCTTTATGAGCCGAAGTGGACGATGAGCGCCCACCAAGTGTATTGCGGCCCGAACAGGTCGAGCCACCCTAATGCGAAGACGGCCAGCACGACCGCCCCCGCAATCTCTGTGCGCCAGTTCATGACGCTTCCGGATTTAGTCATTGTCTGTCTCCTCTCTCACCCATCCGTAACCGATCCTGCCCAAGACACTGCCCCAGACATTGCGCCCGACATTGCCCAAGACATTGCCCCCGACACTGCCCTCGACATCACGCCCGACACTGCCCAAGACATCTTCCCCGACATTGCCCAAGACACTGCCCTTTACATTGCCGCAGACATTGCGCGAGACATCGCCACCGACATCGCCCCCGACACTTCCGGGAAGGTCACCGACGATATTGAAGCCTTCCTCTGTGAACTCGATTTTCTCTTCCAACAGCGCAAGCTGCTCTGGTGTAAATTTAGTCATTGGTTGTCTCCTCACGGTTGAACTATCCGGAATTTCCGGATTGTTGTCCGGTTCCTTTCTCACCCATCCGTGGCCTATCTTGCCCAAGACACTGTACCCGACGCTGCCCTTGACATCGCCCCCGACATTGCCCCCGACATTGCACCCGACATTGCCCCAGACAGTGCCCAAGACACTGCCCCCGACACTGATCCCAACATCGCCCCCGACATGACCGGGCAGGTCTCCGACGATATTGAAGCCTGTCGATGTGAAGAGGATTTTCTCTTCCAGAACCTTTAGCTGTTCTTCTGTAAATTTAGTCATTGTTTGTCTC